CTATACTATGACCTAGAGTACGAGAACATGTTGATGACTACGACAGAGAACAATCGTCAGGTCATCGGATTCAGTGGCAATTCAAAGCCCGGAGTTCGAACGACAACTTCTGTCAAGTCTATTGGATGTTCAAACATCAAAACGATGGTTGAACAGAAGAAGATCATCTTGAATGACTCGGACATCATTGATGAGTTTGGTACGTTCATTCCGAAGGGGAGATCATTCGAAGCTGCACCGGGCGCACATGACGACTTGGTGATGACGCTAGTGTTGTTTGGCTGGCTATCATCTCAGACCTACTTTATCGAGATGACCAACAAGGATTTCAGATCATCCCTGCTGAAAGACTATACAGATCACTCATACGAAGAAATCACACCGTTTGGAATTATTGATTCTGGTGATGGTCAAGTCTACATGGGTGACATAGTGGATCAGAATGCAGACGGACTCATGAATGGATTTTAACACATACAGTCAATAAATACAATTATAGAATTTCGTTTAATTTACAAACACATAAGAGGTTATAATAATGTCTCTATCTCCAGGCGTCGAGGTACGTGAAGAGGATCGGACACTCCAGATTAACAACATTGTCACGAATGCAACTGGCTTTGTTGGAATGTTTCGCTGGGGTCCTGTCGAAGAAGTAACTACCATCACCACGAATGAATCAGAACTGCTGCAAAAGCTGGGTCGTCCTGATACCAATACAACTCTATACTTCCATTCTGCACTTAACTATCTATTATACACGAATCCGCTGCTAATTGTTCGAGTAGCAGGCGATCTTGCAACGAATGCGATTCCAGAAATTCAAGACGTAGATGCACCACTGATCAAGAATGATCAGGCTTACGAGTCGTTCAATTTTGAATACGATAGCATTCCGTTTGTGGCCCGTTTCCCCGGTGAACTAGGCAATAGTATCGCTGTTTATGCTGCTGATAATGTCGGCTTCTCCTCTTGGGAATATAACTCTGGCTTCCAGTACGAACCTTCTGCTGGTGAGTTTGCAATGGTCGTGGTTGACCGTGATGGTTTCATCACTGGCAACGCTGGCACTGTGCTTGAGCGATACGAACTGCTGTCTAAGGATAGTGGTGCGAAACGGCCAGATGGCACGTCTGCATACATCCGTAAAGTTCTGCAAGATCAGTCTAACTGGGTTCTGTCCGGTGACCTGACCGCTATCGTCTTTGATGCTGGTAAGTATGAAGTAGAACTTCAAGGCGGTGTTGATGATAACGTTGTAGCCAATGCTGACTTTGAAGCTGGATGGGATGTTTTCCTGAATGCTGAAACTGTTGACATTGTTCGCGTTTTCACCTCTGGTAACAATGCTGCTGGCATTGCTCGCGCAATCGACAACATGAATACCCGACAGGATGCGGTCGCATTTGCAGCACCACAACTGCAAGACGTTCACAATGCTGTTGATCCGCACATCAACGTGGCGTCCTTCTTCAACACGACTGTCAACAAAGCGACTTCATATGAGTTCTATGTTGACAACTGGAAGTTGGTCTATGACAAGTACATGGATCGGAACATCTGGATTCCCACTGACTCCGATGCTGCCGCACTTCATGCGCGTACTTTCGCACAGAATGAGCCTTGGTTCTCGCCTGCTGGTCTGAATCGCGGTCAACTGAAGAATGTGATTCGACTGGCATGGAACGCAAACAAAGCTCAGCGCGACTACATGTACAAACGCAGTGTGAACAGCATTGTATCATTCCCAGGCGAGGGCACTGTACTGTTTGGCGACAAGACTGGTCTTGCACGTCCGTCAGCGTTTGATCGAATCAACGTCCGCACGTTGTTTATCGTGCTGAAAAAGAACATTGCTCGCGCTGCACGTTATCAACTATTCGAAATCAACGATTTCATCACCCGTGGCATCTTCCGCAACACCGTTGGTCAGTATCTGACTAACGTTCAAGCGCGCCGTGGTCTGTATGATTTCCGTGTTGTTTGTGACGAAAGTAATAACACGCCACAAGTGATTGATGCGAATGAGTTTGCTGGTGACATTTACCTGAAGCCTGCACGAACGATTTCTAACATCAAGCTCACCTTTATAGCGGTAGCAACTAACGTTCAATTCGAAGAAGTAGAAGGCTAATAAAACGGATTGAGTGAATATTCACTCAATCCATTAGTATAATTTACATAAAGGTATAGAAAATGAGCAGCATACACGATTTCCTAGCAACATTGAAAGGGGGCGGTGCACGACAAAACCGCTTCGAAGTAGTGGTCAACTTTCCAGCATTTGCGGGTGGTGCTGATGAGATTCGCAAAACACCCTTTCTCGTTCAGTCTACTAACATGCCGGGTGCAAATCTAGGCACACTTGAAGTTCCTTTCCGTGGTCGTCAACTGAAGCTGGTTGGTGATCGTACATATGATGAATGGGAAGCAACTTTCTACGCTGATACCTCGTATGATCTTTACGATGCATTTGAGCGTTGGCACAATGCTATGAATCAATTCAATAGCAACACTGGCTTTCAATCACCAGATGAATATATGTCCACTGTCGGCGTATATCAACTGGACAATCAAGATAATAGGATCAAAGAAAAGAATCTACAACTTGCTTGGCCTTCCATGCTTGGTCCGATTGAGTTGAGTCAGGATGGTAACGACACGATTTCGCTGTTCACCGTGACATTCCAGTATTCTGACATTCAAAGCAATTCCACTACATAAGTAAATAGATGGACTGGGAGACACTAAACCACTCTCAGTCCACTTTGCTAACTATGTAGGTGCATAAGCTATAATATGATAAAGCAACAATTCGCACAGTTTCTCGACAAGTTCAAATTCTCAGACAAGTCAACTGAAGATAGGGCTATGTCTAATCAAATTGCAACTTCAAACGAAGATGGTGCAATTCAGGTAGACTTCAATTCCTTCTCCCAGTACATGATGAACATGGACTTCAACTACGACAATCAATCACAGTTGATTGAGTCGTATCGGGAGACTGCTAACTACTCTGTGGTTGATTTTGCAATTGAGGAAATCATCAGTGAAATGGTTAGCTTCACTGATGATGAGTTGCCGATTGAACTAGACCTATCTAGCATTGAAGATTCTGATCTGTCCAAGTCAATGAAGGACAAGACATACGAAGCGTGGCAGAAGATATCGATGCTCCTAGATTTGAATCAGAGCATCTATCGCAGAGCAAAAGAATTCTACACTGATGGTCGTCTTGCTTATCAGAAGGTGATCGATCAAAAGAAGCCTGCTGACGGCATCTTAAAGATTATTGATCTTGATAGTCGATTCGTCACAAAGTATCGTGAAGTGAAGTATGACGAACATAATCAAGTCATTACTGATATTGATGAATATTTCATCTACGATGAGAAAGCTGGTAAGGCAGGCAAGTCGAGAGAAACTGACAAGCAGAACAATCAGTTTCGACAAGCAATGAAGCTGAACCCAGATTCAATTACATATGTCACTTCTGGTCTGACTGATCCGAAGACTGGCTACGCAATTAGCTGGTTACACAAAGCTGTTAAGCCAGCGAATCAGCTACGCATGATGGAAAACGCGCTAGTGATCTATCGGATCGTTAGAGCGCCAGAACGTAGAATCTTCTACGTTGACACTGGCAATATGCCCAAGTCTAGGGCAGAGCAGTATCTAAGGAGTATGCGGGACAACTACCGCAACAGAATGTCCTTTGATCCTGAAGCTGGTCAATTCAAGGACACAAAGCACTTGGAGACAATGCAGGAAGACTTCTGGCTCCCACGAAACGCTAGTGGTAGAGGAACAGAAGTTACTACACTGCAAGGTGGTCAAAATCTAAACGAGATTGAAGATATTTTGTACTTCCAGAAGCAGTTGTACAAAGCACTGAACATTCCAGTTTCCAGACTAGAATCGGATTCAATGATGGCTTTGGGCCGTGCTTCTGAAATCTCGCGTGACGAATTGAAGTTCTCCAGATTCGTTTCCAAGATTCGCAAGCGTTTCAACATGATGTTCCTTGATCTGTTGAAGACTGAACTGATCTTGACGAAAACGATCACTGCAAAGGAATGGGAATCGATTGAACAGAAGATTCAATTTCACTACGCACTTGATCAATACATCGAGGAAATGCGAGCATCAGAAATGCTCCGAGACAGAATTGATATTGCATCACAGATGGAGCCATTTGTGGGCAAGTATGTATCTAATAAATACATGAGAACAGAAATATTCCGTCAAACCGAGACTGACATGGAAGATCAGGACAAGGAAATTGAGGAAGAACAGAAAAACAAACAATTCAATCCAGACCCTGATGAGGGTGGGGAATGATGTAAAGGCTTTCGGTAGATGGCCGAAAACTTGATTGACACTTTAATTAAAAGAAAAGGAAGCATACTACTATGACTACTATTGCGGAAAAGTTCATCTTTGAACTAAAGCAAGGTCAGATCAACGAGGCCATTAACACTATATCGGAAAGCCTCTATGCACTGACTAAGGATCGAATCGAAGAATCGAGACTCTCCATTCTTGAAGGTTACGGTTTCGCACAACTTTCTGAAGAAGAAAAAGAAAAGAAAAAGAAGATCGCTGCTACCCAAGATCAAGGCGAAGGTGACGAAGCTAGAGACAAGGGCGGTGACGATGGCGACGAAGGTGACGGTGACAGCGGGGATGGTGGTGACGGCGGTGATGATGGAGATGATGGTGATGATGCTTAATGAAATCCTTTGCTGAATAAAGAAGGTGTAATTTCATGACTGAACAGATCGAAGAAGCAAAAAGGATCGTTCGTGTACGTGCAAGCGGCGAAAAGATTCGCCGCTTGAAATGCCGTGAGGGTTTTAGACTTGATGGCAATCGATGCGTACCAATGACTGGTTCTGAAAAGGTCACAAAAAGAAAAGCCATCAGACAGGCAGTTAGGACGAAACGTGCTGATCCAGGAATCAAACGTCGTGCAAATCGTCGCCGTCTAAAGGCATTGAGAAAAAGAAAGGCTTACGGACTATGAAACGATACAACCTACTAACAGAGGAATCTCAAGATATCGAGATTCTTACTGAACAAACCAATGCTGGAAAACAGCTTTATATTCAAGGCATTTTTGCACAAGCAGAAATCTTGAATGGCAACAAGCGCAAGTATTCCAGACAAGTAATGGAATCTGCTGTTCAGCGTTATAACGATCAGTACATCTCTAAGAACAGGGCAATTGGTGAGTTGAATCATCCAGATCGTCCTTTTCCAGACGTTTCTGAAGCTGCCATCCGCATTACCGAAATGAAGATGGACGGCAACAACGTCATTGGCAAGGCAATCGTACTGAATACGCCAAAGGGTCAGATCATCAAGGGTCTGCTTGAAGGCGGCTTTGCGCTGGGTGTTTCTACACGTGGTCTAGGATCACTGAAAGAACAGGATGGCGTGAAGATGGTGCAGTCTGATTTCATGATGACTGCTGTTGATGCGGTCGATGGCCCGAGTGCCCCTGATGCGGTCGTAAATCATCTCTACGAAAGCACACAATGGATGTTGAATGAGTCTACTGGTGTTTGGACTCCGGTGAATGAACGCGGCGACGAAATCAATGAACAACAAATCCTAGAAAAACTAGAGCAACTGTTCAAAGGCAAGCGATGAAAACATTTAAAGAATTTATTATTGAGAACGCGGCTTTTGATATGTTATCGGAAGCCAAGTTCTCTCAAGATCAGATCGATAAGTTGAAGGCCGAATACGAGAAGATCAGTAAGATTGACCCTTCTTCGCCAACTTATAAGAAACTAACTGCTTGGTTGGACAAGCTGGA